TCACCGCACCCGCCCCGCCGCCTTCTCGAAGCTGCGCAATCCCGCCATGCCGAGCATGGCCAGCACCAGTTCGAACAGGCTGTCGGTCTGGATCGCCGGCGGCTGCAGGCCCGGCGACCACAAAGCCGCCGCCCAGAGGAACAGCGGATGGCCGAGATAGGCCCAGCCGACGCCGGCAGCGCAGATCCAGCCGACCGCTGGCCGCCAGCCGGCGACGAAGACCGAGCGATGCGCCGCTTCGATCTTGTTCAACTCTACCTGAAGCTCGGCCGGATGCTGGCGCAGCTTCTCCAGCACGGCCTCGGCCTGGGCGCGTTCGGCATCGGAGGTGAACAGGCGGTCGAACACGACGCCGATGGCTTCGATGGGTGTGGCGATCTGCGTGGCGAACAGTTTGTCGAGCATGACGGGCCTCACTCGATGTCGTTGTAGAAGGCGTGCCGGCCGATCACCGCGCAGGGCGTGCGGCCCTGCGCCCAGGACGGCCTGCACTGCAGCGCGTGGTAATGCGTGGCGCCGAAAGTGTAGTCGGGCAGGATGCCGGCCAGCGCATCGACCGCGACGGACAAAGCCGTGGCGAAACTGCGGTCGCGGCCATCCACCGCCAGCAGCTTGACGCGGTTGGGGTCGCCCTCCAGCCAGCAGGAAAACTGCCAGGGTTTCAGACAGACCTCCGCCACGCTGCGGCCCCACCAGCCGGGATGCGCGGCGCGGTTGAGAATCGTGTTCGCCACGCCGCGCATGCCGTCGCGGCCTTCGCCGCGCGCCTCGCCCCAGAGCGTGCGCGCCAGCACATCCAGCGTGAAGGCGCGGTCGCCGTAAGCAGCCGCGCGCGAAGCGGGATCGGTCGGCAGTGTCGTGATGCGCATATCGTGCTCCTCACATCCTGGCCGGCTGGCCGAGCTTGGTCTCGATGCGCAGCAGATGCTCGGTCAGCCGTGTCTCGACATCCTTGAGATAGGCGATGGAGGCATAGCGCTGAGCGACGTCCAATTTAAAATCCGAGAGCGCTGCTCTCGTGGCACCGATGGCGGCGCGCTGTTCGGCCTGCATCTGCTGCACGATCTGGTCGTGACGTTCGCGCTGCTGCTGGATCAGCCAGAACAACCCGCCCAGCACCGGCAGTTCCACCATGCTGAGCCACCACATCAGATCCATTGCGAACTGTCCGGTCATGCTGGCCTCCTGTCATAAATCGAAGTCGGTTTTTGCAAGATGCTGCCCGGCCTGGCCGCGCCAGTCAGGCAAAGCCGGCCGCACCGGCAGCAGGCCGAAGCGCACCGGTTCAGCCAACAGGCAGCCGGACACGGCATCCAGCCCGTCGTCGCGGCTGCGGCCATCGGCGCGCCATTCGCGCATCTCGGCAAAGAACGGCGTGTCGGCGACGCTGCGATGCGCCTGCAGCGCGCCGGCCGCCAGCACCACGTCGAACGCCTGCAGGATGCGGGTGGTTTTCGACTGGCTGCTGGTCTGTTCGACGACGCTGGCGCCGCAGCCGGCTTTGGCCAGCGCGCGGCGCAGCAGGCCCGGCAGAAACCGGCCGAGGCCGTTGGTCTCCAGCCGCACAGACGGCAGATGCAGGGCCTTCACGAAGGCGGCCGCCTGGGCGCAGAGCTGGCTGGCGGCATCCGTATCGCTGCCGGGCTGCTGTTCGAGCCACTGGATGCGGTGCAGCCAGTAGCCGCCGTCTGCGTCGCCGAAGACGGCGGCGATTACGCTGCCATCGCCATGTCGTGGCATGCCGAAAGCCGGATCCCACCAGCAGCTGGCCGAGACCATGCGCCTGCCTTCGATACGGAGCAGCATGCGGTCGCCGCTTAAATATTCGACCTCCAGTTCGCCGCCATAGAGCGGGATGCGGCCGGGATCGAGGCGGGCGTCTTCCGTGGAGACCGGCTGCAGCAGCATCTGGGCGGCAAAGCGTGCCGCGCCGGTGCGGCGGCGGATGCTGTCGAGGCGCTGGCGCGGAAATCGCTCCGGCCAGCGGCTTTGCTCGCGTTCGTCCAGCACCGGCAGCTCGAGGCGATGGAAGCCGGCGAGGAACGGCGCCTGTTCGCCGATCTCGCGGCGCGGCTCGAGCGCGTAGATTGAGTAATAAGTGTGCGGTGTGCCGGCATAGAGCTGCGTGCCCTCGGGCACCAGCACATAGTCGATCTCGGCCAGCCGGGCGCGCAGGTCGTCGCGTTTGCGCGGCGTGTCGCTGGTGGCCGGCACCTCGACATCGTCGCAGAGCACGATATCGGCGCGGCAGCCGGTGATATTGCCGTTCAGGCCGCGCGCCAGCATGGAGGGATCGCGCCATTCGGCCTGGCGGTGCACGGTGAACTGATCGGCGGCCCACTGATCGCGTGTCGGCGGCATCAGGCCGCGGGTGAGCGGATGGCGTTCGATGATGCGTTTCACGTTGCGCACCATCTTGCGCGCGAGGTTCTGTTCCGCGGCCAGCACCAGAATCCGCAGGCCCGGATCGCGCAGCAGCAGCCAGGCGGCAAACAGCCCGACCAGCGTCGACTTGCCGGCATCGCGGAAGACCAGCAGCAGCAGTTCCTTCCGGCCCTCCTGCCAGCTGCGCTCGAGCCAGGCGAGGATATCCTTGTGCAGGTCGGGCAGGCCGAGATGCTGGCGCCGGTTCCAGAAGCGCACGAAGTCGGTCAGCGAGACTTCGCGCGCGACTTCGGCCGGCAGGCCGGGAATCAGCTGCTGGAACTCAGCCATCTTCGCCGACCTCCTCGTCGAGGGCTGCGACCATGGCACGGTAGGCGGCCGCATCAAGCGTCTCCGGGCGTGGGGCAGCCCCGCCCGGGGCATCGAGACGCAGCAGCTTGCGCAGCAGCGCAATATGGGTGAGCAGCGCCTTGCCCGCTGACTGGCGCTGATAGATCGCCTTGTCGCCGGAGGCGGGCGCATTGGGATCCAGTGCGGCGTAGATCTCGACCAGCGCGTCATGCCTGGCACGGGCGACGGTCTCGAAACGGTCAATCACAGTCTCTGTCATGCTGCGCTCTCCGTGACGTAATGCAGGCCGATCCCGGCGCGGAACGCGTCGGCCCGCGCAATACAGGTGGCGGTGTCCGGTGCCAGCGTGACGAAGGCCGGCGCCGTACCGGCCCTGTCGAAACCGCCCGCGTCAGCCGCGCAGCACACCTCCGGCGTCAGGCGCAGCGGCAGGATATGCGGCGGCAGCGGCGGATGATCGATGGCATGAATGCTGCGGCCGGGATCGCCATGCACCAGATCGATCGCGACGGCCGGCGCCGGCAGCGCCGCATCGAAAGGCGCATCAAACAGCAGGGCGTCCAGCAGGCGGCGATGCGCCGAGGTGTCGGCGGCGGTCACCATCCAGTCCCAGCCCGACGAGAGCCGCAGGTTGATGTCGATCAGATAAAGACCGTCCGGGCCACGCAGGCCCTGCAGATACATTAGCCCCCGTCCCGGACCTGCTGCTTCAAGCCGATCCAGCCGCGCGACCAGTTCGGGCGCGGCATCGCCGCCATAAGCCACGCGGCGCCAGCGCAGGCCTCTGCCATCCTCCTCGGTTTCGAAATCGCCGACCGCCCGGCACAGCAGCTGCAGGCGCGACGGAGTCAGCAGCAGCAGCGCCGCTTCCGTGCGGTGGGGGTCGAGCGCGGCCTGCAGCAAAGCCGGGCCCAGCACGCCGGGCTGCTGCTGTTCGGCAAAGAAGGCCGTCTCCAGTGTCTCGGCCCGCAGCCAGTGCAGGAAATCGGTGCTGCCGGCGAAGGTGCGATAACCCCAGGGCCGCGGCGACCAGGCGCCCGACGAGCGGGTCGGCTTGACGATGATGCGGCCCGGCCAGGACCAGCGCGCGATATCCTCCGCTGTCTGCGGCAGGCATTGCGGCAGCAGCGGCAGGCCGAGCCGGCGGCTGAGCCAGGGAATCCCGGTCGCCTTGTCGGCCAGCACCGCACTCAGCTGCGGCGAGAGTCCGCCGCAGCCGTGACGCGCATTGAGCTTTGCGGCGGGCAGCGCCAGCGCGTCGCTGCAGGCGAGCGCGAACCGGATCGCATCGTCGCCGGCGATCGTCTCGGCCTGCTCCGGCCGGCCGGTGACGATGATGCGCGACGTTAAACCGAGCGCCTTGGCGGCGATGGCGAAATGCGTGGCCTTGTCGCGGCTTTCGCGGCTGGGCGCGGCCAGAAGGAGAAGCGGCTTGTTCATGCCGCATTCTCCAGGCTGGCGGGATCGATCACCGTGCGGCGCGTCGGCAGATCCTCGCGCCGCGCCGGGCCGTCGATCTCGACCAGCACCAGCCGCGTCAGCCAGTAGAGCGCGGCGGCGAAGACGCCGAGATTGTGCCAGTAGCTGTTGTCGCAGGCCTGGCGCCACAGATCGTCCTCGAGAAACAGGCAGGCGCCCTGGCAGAGCGGCAGCACCGGACAGCTGCTGCATTCGTTCCGCGTCGACCAGTGATACGCGGTATCCAGGCGGATCTCCTGCATCGCCTCGACATGGCCGATGCGGTGTTTCGTATCGGCCGACATGTTCTGGCAGGTCAGCGCGTTGCCTTTCAGGTCGACCGCCAGCCGCGACGGATCGTCCATGCCGCATTTCTGGCCCAGCGAAACGGCCGGCCGACCTTCGGCCAGCAGGCGGAAAAAGCCGGTGATCTTGTCGCGGATGGTGCTGACGGACATCGACTCGCCGCGCACCGCTTCCCAGAAGACGGCGGCCATGAAGGTGCGGCCTTCGGTGTCGGTGCGGAGCGACAGCCGTTTGCCGTTGTCGTCATAGGGCAGCAGCACTTCCTCGGTGACCATCGGCAGGTCGGCTTCGGGCACATCAAGGGCCGCCGCGATATGTTGGCGTGCTGCGGTCAGCGACATGTTGCGGCGATGCAGCACCGTGTTGAAACTGATGCGATGCTGCGGCGCCAGCCGGTCATACAGCCGCCGCAGCAGGACGCGCTTCTGCGGATCGGCGAGCGGATCGGGGCCGCGATATTTCATCGCCGGTCCGTCATGGCTGATGCCGATGCCGAAGCCTAAGCGATCGAGCCAGTCGATTTTGTCTTCATCCAGCAGCGAGCCGTTGCTGACCAGGCCGAAACCCGCCTGCGGAAACCGCGCGCGCAGCGCCTCGGCGAGCGGCTTCAGCGTTTTCCAGTAGACGAAAGGCTCGCCGCCCCAGAATTCGATCCGCTGCGGTTCACCCTCCAGCCAGTTCGGCAGCGTGGCGAGAAAGCGTGCGACATCGGCGGGATCGCCCTGGCTGTCATGCGGCTGATGCGCCTGGTTGCAATACTGGCAGCTGTAATTGCATTTCAGGCCGAGCTGGATTTTCAGCACGCGCACATCGCGCTGCTTGCCGGCCGGCAGGGACGGATGCACCGGAAAGGCCGGCTGCCAGACGCGCGGTGCGCTGTCATAGCTGAAACCCACGCCGCTGAGATCGAGCGGCCTGCCGTCGTCTTCCCAGCGCAGATCGGCGGTCTGCGGCGACCAGAGCGCGGTGCGGCGATGGCCCTGCGGGCCGGCGAGAACGAGTCGATAGCGCGGTGACATGCCTGTACTCCAATGCAAATGGGCTCCGTCAAAAAAGCTCAGACGATGGTGACGATCTTCTCGTCGACGCCGCTGTAATTGCGCCAGCCGACTTTCAGCTTGATCTGATCACCGGCCGTCAGACCCAGCGCCATCAGCGGAAAACCCGCGCTGCCATTGCTGAGCGTCACGCGACGGCGCGGCAGGTAGCCGCAACTGGACTCGAGGTAGACCTGCACCTCGGTGTCGTCGACCAGCATGTCGGTATTCCGGCTGTAGATCTCGACGGCATAGTCGGCCGCCTGGCCGGCCGGAATCGTGTCCGGACCAATGAGGCGCAGCGAGGGCAGCAGTGCCTTCACGCCGTAGAGCTGCTCGTGATCCGGCGGCGGTGCGCCGGGACCGACGACCGGCATGACGCGGTTGGCGGCGAAGTTGTGAATGCAGCCGAGCGCCGCGTTGTATTTCAGGATGAAGGCGCAGGTCGAGAAATCCTGTTGCGCGAATGGCACCACCAGGGTCAGCAGCGTCTCTTCCTGGCGCGCCATGGTCAGCGCGTAGCGATGCTCGCGGCTCGGCTGCGTGGCGAGATAGCGGTTGAACGGCATCGCCAGCCGGCCGTCACTGCCGGCGTTGAAACTCCAGACCGCGTAATCCGACCAGGCCGCCGAGCCGAGCACGGCGGGATCGATGCGAAAGCCGACCTGGCTGACCGGCTGCAGGAACAGATTGCGGCTGCGCGGCGCGCCGGCATATTGCCCGCCCAAAGCCGCCAGCGGAATCCAGTGCTTCTGCCGGATCTCGCGTGACGGCGCCAGATCGGCATCGATTGCGAAGGCTTCGGTATGGCCGCCATACAGCGCGGCGGCTTCGTCGGCCGGCAGCACCGCGGCAAGCGGCGCATCCTGGCTGAGCCGCCATGTGCGCAGGGTGATCTGCGCCGGGCCGATCTTCGCCTCCACCACGAAGGGCAGGTTCAGGCTGGCCCAGAGAAAATTGTGTCGCTGAAAAAGCGCGCTCATTCACGCCTCCCGTTATTTGTAGACGCAATCGCAATTGCAGTTGCAATTGCAGTTGCAGTTACAGTTCGAGTAGCAGTTGGTCTGGCCGCAGTTGCAGTTCTTCCAGTCGCGCCGCTGCACGTCGAAGCCGACCTCGGTGCGCAGCAGGTAATACGAACCGTAGATGCGCTCGTTGGTCTGGCTGACCGGCTGGTTGGTGGTGGAAGACCCGCCGGCGAAATCGTAGCCGGGATTGCGGTAGGCGAGACCGAGGCCCCAGCTCCACCAGTCCGCATTCGGCATGCTCCAGCCGGTATTGCCGAAGCAGTTGCCGTTCGGCACGATGCCGGTGCAGTTGGCGACCTGCTGCTCCTCGTACAGCGTCTCGCGCGTGCGATGCAGGATGGCATGGCCGACATCCTCGCCATCGTCGAGCAGGAAGCCGGTGGCGAGCGGCGTGGTGCCGGCGCTCTGCAGGCTCGGCGCCACCAGAGCGCCGCTCATCGTGTCGCCGCTTTTCGCGACGAAGCCGTCCGGCGCGTCCTGCCAGACCACATCGCCGTCGTCATTCGAGTTCTTGGCCAGCAGCTGTCCCGTGCTGCCGCCATAGGGCATGCCGAGACCCGGCGCACCGTCCGCGCCCGGCAGACCCTGCGGGCCGAGCGGGCCAACTGCGCCCTGCTCGCCCTGCGGACCCTGCGCGCCGGCCGGCCCCGCTGGTCCGGTTTCGCCCTGCGGGCCCTGAATGCCCTGCAGCCCGCGCGCGGCCAGCAGCGACCAGTGCGCCGGATCGTCGGCGGGCGTCGTGCTGCCGTTCACAGCGGCGATGCAGATATAGCTGTGGCCGTCCTGCTGGACCGCGTCGTCCTCGGCATAGGCGGTCGCCGCAAGCCAGCCGCCGCGCCAGGTCAGACCGCGCAGGCCCTGCACACCGGTGTCGCCCTGCGGACCCTGGATGCCCTGCGGACCGACCGGACCCTGCAGGCCCTGGATGCCCTGCACTCCCTGCGGGCCGGCTTCGCCGCGACCGAAATAGATGCCGTCCGACCAGTCGGCCGCTGCGGCACTCAGCTTGAAGAACAGCTGCCCGAGATCGGCGGCGAGAAAGGCGAAGCCGGCAGCCGCTGACTCATGTGCGGCGCGTTGCGCGTAACTGCCGATGGCGTCCGGCGTGAACGACTGACCCGGTGCACCGGCTGTGCCCTGCACGCCCTGCGGCCCCTGCGGACCTGCCGCACCCTGCGGGCCCTGCGAACCGGCGGGACCGGCCGGACCCGGATTGCCCTGCGGACCCGGCGGGCCGCCGCTGCCCTGCGCGCCCTGCGGACCGGTTGTCCCCTGCGGCCCGACCGGACCAACGACACCCTGCGGCCCCTGCGGACCGACCGGACCGGCAGGGATCGAGCCCTCGCCGATCAGCGCGGGATAGCCATCGGCATCGAAGCCGAGCACGCGGTTGGCGCGCGCAGCATTCGCCGGCAGCACCAGATCCTGCGCCGCCGGAAAGGCGGCGGCGGGCGGCAGCTTCACCGCGCGCGCGACCTTCTCGTCGACCTGCTGCACCAGCCGCGTCAGCCGCTCGAATTCGGCATTCAGCGCCTCGGCGCGCAGCACGCCGCCTTCCGCGAATTGCGCGCCGCCATTCAGGCCGAGGATGCGCGCGATGGTGACGCGCTGGCCGACCAGCGGCGGATTATCAGCGAAGGCAATCGTGCCGCCGCCACCGGCCAGCAGCGTGACGGTGACATCGCTGCGCGGCGCGTCGTCGACCCAGACATGCAGCTCGCTCGCCTGGGATACCGGGAATTCGAAGGGAAACGGCTGCGCCGCGCCGGTGGCGATCAGCTGGATCCTGGGAATGAGTGAAGAGGTGGTCATGAGTATCTCCGCAATATCTGGACGTCAGAAGATGCCGAACTGCCGGCCAAGGCCGATGCCGGTCTGAACAACCGACGCCGCCTTTGAGAAGGGATCCGCCTTCGGCTGCCGCAGCAGGTTGAACTGCATGCTGTTGCTGAGGCTGCGCAGGCTGCGGTCCATCTGGTCGTCGATGTCCTGCTTCTCGCGCAGGCTCTGCGTCAGCAGGTTGTCGAACACCGCCTCGCCCGAGCCGTCGCTGGTGATGCCGGACCCGGCAAAGGCCGCGCGCTGCGACGCCGCCGCGCGTTTCAGCCGGTCCTGCCGGTCCTCTTCGGCCTTGGCATGCTGCTGCTGCAGATCGGTGATCTGGTCCTGCGCCTGCTGGGCCTGCAGCGCCTGGGCCTGCGACTGCGCCTTGCGCTGCTGGTTCGCCTGCGCCATCGAACTGGCGGCACTCAACGCGCCCATCAGGGCCACTTCGAATCCGGACATCAGTCGGCTCCTTTCACTTCGGTGATGACAGAGAGCAGGGTGCAGGGCAGCGGCACGTCCTGCTGGATGCGCCAGACCGGCTGATCGGCACCGCGGCGCCAGCCCAGACCGCGTGCTTCGAGATCGCCGCTGAAGGCCTCCGGTGCCGCATCCAGCACCGCGCCGCTGCGTGCGAACGGCAAGGCGCGCAACCCGCGACCGACATCGACCTGCAGCGCCCGGGTCGACAGCAGGCGAAAGACGGCGCGCACCAGGCGGACCGGACTGCCCTGGCTGGTCATCGCGCCGTTGCCGAGTTCGGCCGGCAGCGGCCGGATCTCATGCGCATAGGGCAGGCCGATTTCCACCCGTGTCGCCGTCCGGTCCAGCGTGACCGCACCGCCGGCCACCGTCTTGCGCGGCTGCAGCTTGCCGTCCGCGACAATGTCGACCGTCTGGCCGTTCAGATGCGCGAGACCACCCCAGACCTGCTGCGGCGCGGTGCTGGTGGTGGCGACATGACTGTCGGTGAAACTGTCGGGCGCGAAGGACTCAATCTGCATTTCACCATTGCGGATCACCGCGACATAGATGCGGTCCTCCACCACGGCGATGGCGCGGAAAAATCCGGCGGTCTCGAAGACCGTCCAGGCCGTCACCTGCTGCGCGCGATAGACGGTCAGCGCCGCGATGCTGCCGTTGCCCATCACGATCAGGAACAGGCGGTCGCGCGCCGCGTAATCCTGGTCGACCGGGTTGTCGAACAGATGGCTGGACAGCAGCGCGAGATCGGCGGCGGTGTAGGACTGGTCGATATCGGTATAGAGAAACTCGCGCAGCTCGTGGCCATTGCGCGCCACGAACAGCGTGGCGCCGTCGACATGGCGCGGCGGAATCGTGCGGTCGGGATAGGAACCGGCCCGGGTCTGGCGCTCGGCACGGACTTTCGCGGGCGTCAGCGGATCGCCGGCCACCATCCATTCGGCGCCGGTGGTGAAAACCTGCAGATGCCGACCGGCGACGACGGAGCGGATCGCATCGACCTGATCGGTCAGCAGTGCGAATTCTATGGACTCGTCATCCAGCGCCTCGCCCTGGTCGAAATTGTCGATATCGGACGTCTTCGACATCCAGATCCGGTTCGGCAGATCGCGCGACCCGGCAAAGACCAGGCGTTCCTGATACAGCGTCGGCGACACCGGCCAGCCGCGCACAGCCGAGAACGACGCCTCCTCCCAGTCATCGGTCGCCGTGGTGTCGGCCAGGGTCTGCAGCACCGTGGCCTGGACGATTTTCGTCGTCGAGACCGTATCGATCCGCACCGCCTTCTTCTTGATACGCAGCTGGATACCGGCATGGCCGGGCAGGAAGACATCCTCCGAGGCGGTCAGCGTGACACTGCCCGAGGTGGCCGACGGGACCAGCGTGACATTCTGTTTTGCGAATTTGAAACCCGGCTCGAACAGCGCGCCGGTTTCCTTGTCGGTGGCGAAGGTGAAATTCTCGATCTTCCAGTCGCTGTGACTCAGCCGCGTGATGCGTTGCGGCCGCAGATCGGGATGGCAGAGGAACAGCGTGTCGGCGCTCTGCGTCCAGGACAGGTTGGGCAGCTGCTCCGCCGTCCAGGGTGCGTCGCCGAGATAGACGCGCTCGTTGTCGCGGAAGACATGCAGCTTCTGCGGACTGAAGACCAGCAGATAAGCCTGCTCGGTGTTGAAGGAAAAGGCCGCCAGTCGCACGGCCGATATGCCGGTCAGCGACCAGACATGGCGCAGGCCGGGCCGGCGGGTGACGCCGCCGGTGGGCCGCAGCATCACGTTGCGCAGGCGCGCGGCGCCATTGGCATAGCCCTGCAGATCGGCGCGGCCCCAGAGATCCGGCGCGATCTCGCCGGCGGTGAAGTTGTTTTTGGCAATCGTGATCCTAGGCATCAGCCGCGCACCTCGACCAGGGTGAAATCCTCGATGCGGCCGGGTTCGGCCTGCTGGCTGTCGATCGCCTTGGCGCGGCGGAATTCGGCTTCAGCCAACTGGTGCAGCAGCTGCGCCCGTGTCGTGCTTTCGGTCAGCGGCAGGCAGAATTCCGCCGCCAGCCGCGCGATCAGTGCGATGTCGAAGAAAGGCGGAAAGCCGGTTTCGTCGGGCCGGAAGACATAGGTGAGCGTGAGGCTGTCGGTATCGGCCTCCAGCCGCCGGCCACTGATGCGGTAGTTCAGTCCGCGCCCACGTTCAGTGACGCCGGCCGACAGTGCGCGCAGGAAATCCGGTGGCAGTTGGAAGGCAAAGCCGTAATCCGCCGTTGGCACCTGCGGCAGGCGCGGCAACGCGGCCTGCACCGTGGCGAAACGCCAGGGATGCGACGACAGCAATGCATCGCGCAAAGAGGGATAGAGATGCCGCGAGATCTCGGCCTCGACGGTGGCGTCGTCGAAACCGGTGACCGGCTGGGCGCCGAGCGTGACCAGGGCGCGATTGCAGAGTTCGATGGCATTCGAGGCCATGGTCGGTTCCTTCTTCTGGAAGCCTGGGCGAGACGCCCTGCCGGATGAGAGGAAACATCATCGGCAGGGCGTCCCGCGGGCCGCGCGGCCCCGACTGCCGCCGGGCATCATCCGTTTCCGGGATGCGCGCGGCAGCGATGGATCAGGCGCGAGGATGGGTCGTGCTAGTCGGTATCGGCGCTGCCGAGCGGCAGCAGGTCGGCGAGATCGACCTGGCCGTTCTGGTTCGACGCGACGACGAAGATGCCATGCTGCGGCGAGCCGCCACCCTGGCCGGTATTGGCCAGGATGAAGTCGCCGCTGCGCAGCATTTCGGCGGCAGCGTTGAAATAGCCGTCGCCATCGACTGCGGTGGCGGCATCGGGCGTGCTGTAATGCCAGAGCGTGAAGCCGTTGGCATAACCGAGCACCGACAGGGTTTTCGAACTGTAGGACATGGCCGTCTCCTTACTGTTCGCGGCAGCGCAGGGTGACGACGCCGGCCGGATCGATCAGCGTGGCGCCCTGGCTCATCATGTTGTTGATGAAATGCGCGGCACGGTCGCCGTGCCAGGTGATGTCGGACTTGACGTCCTGGCCCGAGGCATGGCCCACCGCAGTCTTGTGGTACCAGTGACAGAGGCGCACGTCGTTCTGCAGGGACAGGCCGCTATGGGCCATCCACAGCGTGCCGAGCCACTGCTTGGCCTGCGCGCCCTTCCACGGCAGATCCTCCTCGCCGACATAATCGGCATCGGCGAATTCCGGGATATCCAGCAGCTGCGACCACTGGCGCCAGCCGATCACGGCATAGCGCTGGCCGTCATCGGGCACGTCCGCCTCGCCGAGCGCTTCGAAGGCCGCCAGGATCTTCGCCTTGGTCAGGCCGTCACTGTCGCCGCCGGCAAACTGCGTCGATGCGTCGAGCGAGCGGATGATCAGCTCGTCGGTCTTGCGGCCCAGCGCATAGGCGCCGGCATTCACGATCACGTCGCGCTCGTTATGGCCGACCTTCAACTCGTCCAGCGCATCGAGCCATTCGCCGGCATAGAAATCCTGCAGCAGGCATTCGACCGAGCCATGGTCGACATTCATCACCGGCACCTTGCCATGGCGGGCCTTGGTGCTGGCGGTGCCCTTGCCCACCTTCTGGAAGGTGGTGGAGGAACCCTTCACGGAGGTTTTCGACCGCACCGTCGGACGCAGCTTGGCCCCCAGGCGCTGATAGGCCTGATGGACATCGTGTTCGAACTGGCGGACGAAGGATTGTTCAATCGTCGGCGTCATCTGACGCTCCTTTTCGTCATCGGTTCACAAAAGCCGGTCGTCCTGCGGGACGAACTGGCCGGTTCATGCGGCCCCGCGGTGTTATCCTGTTGCCAGGGCACTGCCGCCGCCGTGCCACCGGCCGCGCCGGAAACAGGTCCGGGTGCGCGGTTATCGGCAGACACGCGAAAGAGAGAGGTGGCAGCCGGCCCCGACGATGCAGTTCGCACTGCTGTCGACGGGGCCAGCCGCACGCGATCAGCCCGGATACAGCCTCTTGAAGCCGTCAGTGACCTTGGTGAGGAATTCGGGGTCGCGTTTCTTCCAGTAGCGCGGGTCGCGCATCATGCCGACCAGCTGGTCTTCGCTGAGCGCCGCATCGTCGCCAATGCCGCCGCGCGTCAGCGCGGGATCGCCGTTCTGCATCATCGATTCCAGCGCCACGATGCCCTCGTAGGAGGATGCCAGTGCAGCGAAAACAGACTCCGGAAGGTTGCGCTGGCCCCAGGCCTCCAGCGCCCGCGCGGTCTCGGCAAAGCGCGCCTCGCCGCCATAGCGCTGCAGCAGGCGTTCGCGTTCGCCGCGCAGACGGTATTCGCCGGCCATGCGATGCAGCTGCGGCACGACATGGTCGCAGGCGAGGTCGTAGACCAGCTGGGCCTGGGCCGGGGTGAAACCGGCGTCGTGCAGGCGGCGGTTCACCTCGGCATCCGTCGCGAGCGCGGGATCGGCCAGCGTGATCTCGTAGCCGTCGGGCGTCTCCGGCACGCCCATGGCGCGATGGAAGCGCAGCCGCGCGTCGTCGTCGCTGTCGTCGCCCGGCAGGGCCACCATGCCGGCGAGTTTCTGTTCCAGCGCGCGATAGGATTTCAGCAGCAGGTCGATGCGGATCTCGCCGGTCCGCGGATCGCGGAATTTCTCCGGCACGGCATCGACACCACTGTCAGTCTGCGTTTCCGCCTCAAGCAAATTGGCCGTCATGGCATATCCCTTTCCCAAAATTTTTCAGTGATCCCGAAATGTTCCAAAGAGACGTCACGATCCGAGCTGACCGCGCGCGACAAGCTGCAGGATGTAGGCGGCGAGATGCCGCTGCCCTTCCAGATGCCGCAATTCGGCGTCGCTGCAGTCGGGCGCCGGGCGCCGCTCGATGGTGATGCGGCGCAGATGCGCCAGCACACGGTCGCCGTCGCTGCCGCGGAAACAGCGCGCAAAGGCTGCGGTCAGATCGCCCTGGATCGTGTCGGTCATGGTGCGGCTCCTGCGGTCGGCTGCTGCCCACCCAGCTGCTGCAACATCTGCTGCAGTTGCGGCACTGCCGTGTCGGCGGATGCGGCTTCGGGTTTCGCCTCGCCGGCCTCGATCAGGAATTCGCCCGGCACGCCGAGCGTGCGACCGAGCCAGCGCGCCACCGCGACGCTGTCGACGACCTGCAGCGCGGCGGGCCCGAGCGCCTGCAGCTGTTGCAGCCAGCTCAGCACGCCCTGTACATCGCCCTGCGCCTGCAGGCGGGCCAGCGGCGACTGCTGCACCAGCGCCACCTCGCGGCCGTCCAGCGTGAAGTGCGGGATCTCACCGCGCCGCTGCAGGATCGCCACGCTGCGCAGCAGCAAAGGCGTCAGCAGTTCCGACTGCAGGCGACCGAACGTGGCGCCAAGCTGGCGCGCCATCTCGGCCGAGCGTTCCATCACCTCGGTCGCCGTCATGCGCGGCGCGTCGATCTGGCCAAGCCGGTCAGCCAGCAGGGCATGGCGGATGCGGCCGCGCAGGTCTTCGAGCACGATCTGCGAAATATCGAAGCGGCCGGGCGCCGCCAACGGCGTGAGGCCGGAGGAGCCGACGGCTTTCGGGATGATCGCGCCGGGCACCAGTTTCACGTTGGCCGGATTGAGCACGCCGTCGTCATCGGCCTGCCAGATGCCGGTGACGGCAATCGAGGCATTCTTGAGCACGAGTTCGACCGTCTTGTTCGCCGTCTTGATATCGGGCAAGGCCTTCATCACCGGCGAACGGCCATAGATTTCGCCCGGCGCCTTGAGCCAGCGGAAGGCGATGAACGGCGCCTGGTCGAAACGCCCCGCCGTGAGCAGGCGCGCCTCTTCGGTCAGCGCGCTGTCTTCCAGGACGGTGGCGAACAGATAGCCGTGGCGCGGTGCTGGCGCCGGCAGCAGGCAGTCGAGAATGGCGAGCCGGGCATCCGGTTCGCGCTGGCGCCGCGACGTGAACCAGGCCTGCTGTTCCAGCACGGGATAGCGCTGGCCGAGCTGTTCGAGCGTCAGTTCCTGGCGACGGAACACCGTATCGAGCCGGCCGCTGCCACCTTCATCCAGCGCAAGATCGCTGAGCGGCACCGCAGAGAAACGAAACGCGCTGGCCTCGCCGAGCGGCGCTTCCTCGCAGGCGAGACAGGCGGTGCCGGCGACGACGAGATCCAGCATCGCCTGGTGCAACTCCACAGCCAGATTACTGCGGTCGAACTGCGCCTGCAGAAGTTCGGCGGCGCGATCGAGTTCGCTCGCCATGGCGCCGCGCTGCTCTTCCGCCACATCGCGGCCGGGCTGGAAGGCGAACCAGCGCGACCAGGGCGGCGTCAGTTGTGCCAGCAGGGTTGCCGCCAGCTGTTCGGCCGCATCGGCCGCCGTGGCATCGAACAGACGCTCGGCCACGCGCCCACTGCCACTGCCAGAATTGCCGCCACCCGGCGCCTGGCCGGGGCGACGCGCCGGCAGCGAATAGTCGTAGCAATCCTGCCACAGCGCTTCCCAGCTGCTGCGCTGGCTGCGCAGCCGGTCGTAGCGCCGGCGCAGCGCATCCGCACGGAGCGGATCATGCTCCGTCTCCTGTCCCGTCGTTGAACGGCCCATCGTTGAACGGCCTGTCGTTGAAACGTCTGTCGCGGCCATCGTTGCGGTCCTCATTCGCCAAGCAGGCGTTTGCCGGTGCGGCTGGCGGCTGAACTGCCGCCACCCAGCGTTTCGGTTTCGGCATCGCCCACGCCGCGCCACGACGTAGCGATGGTTTCACCCTGGGCCCGGCGGCGACGTTCGCGCGCGGCCTTCTCGGCCAGGTCGGCGGCGCTCTCGACCGGTTCCGGCGGCGGAGGCGGCGGGGCCGGTGGCGGTGGCGGTGACGGAGAGCTGAAAATCCCACCCATGGCGGCAAATCCTTCTTGCTGATCGACCGGTCGTGTTAGCTGTTTGTTCCTATGAACACGAGATATAGAACAAAACAAATCCATAATCAAGGGATATTTTCCGCAAATGCAGAAATAGTTCCCATGGTGTTCTGATGCGCCAGCTCTGCAGCCCGACCAGGCGCTTCACCACCTCGACGCAGGAAAACGGCAGCGGCGGCGCCAGCCGGCGCGGCGCCGTCAGCACCGGCACGGTCAGTGCGCAGAGGCCCAGCCGGCGCAGATGGGCGGCCAGATCTGCTTCTGCGGGCCAGTCGTAAAAGCCTTTGACTTCAATCATATGAGAGAGGGGATCGATGCCGACCCAGCCGCCTGGCAGCGCCAGATAGGCATAGCAGTGGCGAAAGCCGGGCTTGAGCCGGCGCAGCTTCGGCAGCCGGGTATCCTCGGCAAAGACCACCACGGCCCGGTCCGGTCGTGCGGGGCCGGAAGCAGCCCTGGCGACAGCCGGAGCGGGCGAATGAAGTCCGGATTTAGCTGGATTTTCGCTCATCTGTTTCACATCCAGACCTGATGCGAGCAGAACACACGGCACTTTCGCGCCTATGGACTGGTTATAATTCACATTATGTTCTCATGTCAAGCCTATATGGAGATAATATTCCTGTATGCAAATTCCCCGTTTTGCAAGACAATGTTCCCATGCTGACACATCGCGCGATCTGGGCTGCCATCGACGGCCTTGCCGAACGCTACGACCTGACTGCCTCGGGCCTCGCCCGCAAAGCCGGTCTCGATCCCACGACATTCAATCGGTCGAAACGCATTTCGCGTGACGGCAAGCAGCGCTGGCCGTCGACGGAATCGATCTCCAAGGTGATCGAGGCGACCGGCGCCAGCGTGCCGGAATTCATGGACCTGCTGGTGGAAAGCGGCGGCGTGCCGCGCAGCACGCAGCGCATTCCGCTGATCGGCCTGGCCCAGGCCGGCAAGGACGGCTTCTTCGACGATGCCGGTTTCCCGACCGGCGAAGGCTGGGAGAAGGTGCCCTTCCCCGAGATCGGCGACAGCCAGGCCTATGCGCTGGAGATCAGCGGCGACAGCATGCTGCCGGTCTATCGCGACGGCGATGTGGTGATCGTGTCGCCGGCCGCCAGCGTGCGCCGCGGCGACCGCGTGATCGCCAAGACCACGCAGGGCGAAGTGATGTGCAAGCTGCTGTCGCGCCGCACGCTCACCCGCATCGAACTCGCGTCTTTCAATCCCGCCTATCCTGAACGCGGCTTCGACGTGCAGGATATCGCCTGGATCACCCGCATCGTCTGGGCAGCGCAATAA